CTCCGAGTATCTTAATGTGCAGTTTGGTTGGCTACCCCTCGTATCAGATATGAGGAATTTTGCCAAATCGGTTAAGGATTATCACGAAATTCTTCGTGACCTTAAAGCTGGCTCGGGTAAAACTACCCGTGTCGGCTATACGTTCCCATCCACATCGAAGATGGCTAGTAGTAAGCAGACCATATTTATATATTGGCCTGGTGATACTGGCTTCTCTTCGACAGTGTCCGCTACTGTTGTAGCTCGTCAGGAAACGAAAACCTGGTTTAAAGGTGCCTTTCAATATCACCTACCAGTTCCCGACGATACGATGGGGAAAATCGGCTACTATGCCGAACTCGCAGATAAACTTTTAGGGGTAAAACCTACCCCTGCGGCTATCTGGGATTCCTCACCTTGGACATGGGCGCTTGACTGGTTTAGCAATGCCGGTGATATTGTTCACAATATCTCGGCACTTGGCCAGAACGGCTTGGCGTTGATGTATGGTTATCTAATGTCGTCTTCTAAGACGGTATTAGTAATTAACTCTGCATCGAGGCCTGATATCTTCGGCGGTGTTTCTGCCGGATCTGTCACTCAAACAACAGAGTGGAAGAAAAGAATTCAGGCTAACCCATATGGTTTTAGCGTTTCTGGGTCATTATCAAATACCCAGAAGGCCATCATTGCCGCCCTCGGTTTGACCCGAGGAGGCGGTGGTAGGAGATAGGGCTATCAGAACCCTATTTCTTTTCACATGATACCGGGTTAACCACCCGCGTATCCCCACAAAGGAGACATGCACGATGGCTTTTGCCGATCCAATTACCGTAAATGACGGGACAGCTCATACCCTTGCGCGCACTGGTTTCAGTGCAAACGGGGGCACTTTTCGAAGTGCAGACGGGCTTTTCGATGTTGCGATTTCTCATTCCTATGGAAAGAGGAACCGTACCATCGCTCGTCTGAACGTGAAGAAGATTGCCGCTGACCCCCTGCTTGCAGGAGTCAACGTCCAAGCTTCGATGTCCGCTTACCTCGTGATCGACGCTCCGGTTACTGGTTTCAGTAGTGCGGAGCAGGTTTCTGAGGCAGCCGCGTTGTGTACGTGGCTGACAGCTAGCACGAATGCTCAGCTGGTCAAGCTTGTCGGCGGGGAAGTTTGAAAATTCCTCGCCCCACTTGGTACACCACATGTTTTCTGGTGTGTCAGATGGTGATTACGGTACATCACCTTCCCAGTTTTATCTGGGGTATAAGGTGATGCCTTTCTAGCGTTTTGGTTGCTAGAAAGATTGGGTCCGTTATTCGTGCTCATGATGTATTACCCTATTAGGGGCTACATGAAAAGCATGACGGATCTCTGGCGTGAACTGGCTGATGAACTTGCCAGTTGGTGTCACACTAGCACTACTCTTGACTATAACAAAGTCGAGAGTCGGACTAAAAATGAAGGCCTGAGTTTTCTCACAATAACTCTCCCTTCCTTCGGGAAGGATTTCGAGAGTTGTTTGGAGTCAGGCTTCGTTGACGACAGTTCTTTCGCCGGTTTCCGGAGAAAGAATGGTCTCCCCCTGTTTCTAGGAGGTTTCCTTCGTCAGATTTTTAGTCCTTCAGATGGTGTTTTATTGCAAGCACCTAATAAGGATTGCATTTTTGCGATTAGACAGCTTACGCTGTTATTCGCAAAGATTCTTGTTCCCTGTAGTGATGAAAGGGTTCAAGACGCCTTTGAAGGGTACTTGCGATGCGAGGAGGAGATGGCTGAGTGGGAGTCTCATAACGCGTTTGACGCTTCGGCGTTTGAGCGTGTTTCCACTCTGCTCTTTGCGGATGTTTTATCCCGCTTGAATGATCTGATTGATTCTTATCAGATCATTCCGAGACATGGTCCTGGAGCGACAGCAGAAAGAATAACTGGAAATCAGAAATTCGATCTGTCAATCTGGCACTCTAGGTTAGAGAAGGTCTTTCCCTTCGGGGAATACGCCGTCCCTAGCTGGCGATATAATTATCGCTATGATCATGTCCAAATCCTCGAACCTGGTAAAGAAATACCCGTAAGGGTTATCTCTGTACCTAAAACGCTGAGAACTCCTCGAATTATTGCGATCGAGCCAACCTGTATGCAGTACATGCAGCAGGCCCTGCTCGGTCCAATTGTCGAGTTGCTCGAAAGTAAGACGATACCGGGTAATACCCGATCTAATCTTGCCTTCAACTTCCTTGGTTTTACTGACCAAATTCCAAATAGGGATCTGGCCAAACAGGGAAGCCTTGAGCACGGTAACTTGGCTACACTTGATTTGAGTGAAGCTAGTGATCGAGTTCACATCGTGCATGTAGAGGCCATGCTGCGTCGTTTTCCTTCCGTAAGGGAGGCTTTCTTCGCAACACGGTCTCAAAGGGCACGAGTACGCACAGGGAAGGATGATGTTATTGTCCCTCTCCGTAAGTTCGCGTCTATGGGTTCCGCGCTTTGCTTCCCTGTCGAGGCTATGGTGTTCCTAACAGCCATATTTCTCGGCATCGAAGAGAAGCTAGGCACTCCTCTGACTCGTAAGATTGTGAAATCTTACGAGGGTAAAGTGCGCGTCTACGGTGATGATATTATTGTCCCCGTAGACTGTGTCGATTCTGTCATTAGTACTTTGACCCATATCGGTTTCAAAGTAAACACTAACAAGAGTTTCTGGAACGGCAAGTTCCGGGAGTCTTGTGGAGGAGATTACTACGATGGCACAGATGTAACACCTGTGCGTTTTCGAAGGCGTTTCCCCCTTGACAGAAGAGATGTTTCTGAAGTGACATCCCTAGTTGCTTTTCGGAATCTCCTCTATGAGAGAGGACTCTGGAAGACAGCTAGTTGGCTTGATGACAAGTTTATAAGGCAGATTTTGCCTTACTTCCCCATCGTCGAGCCTACGTCACCTTGTTTGGGTCGACGATCTTTCCTGCCTTACCAGGCAGAAAAGATCGACGAAGTCACTCATGCACCAAGGGTGCGTGCATTTGTAACTAAGTATCGCATACCCGCATCTATTGCGAGTGGCGAAGCTTCCCTTATGAAGTGCCTGATGCCGAATCGGACTTTACCGTTCGAGGACGCTGGGCATTTAGAACGCTCAGGGCGCCCCGAAGCAGCCGACATCAAGCTTCGGTGGATGCAACCCTTCTAGGTTTAGAAGGGATGCCGTTGCGTAGAGAATATAGGGAGGCAGAGTCTTATCTGCCGACATCACCTTTGGGTTAGGTGAGACTCCCTTTCTATCCTAGGTTTTGCCTGGGTTCCCTCTCTATGCAACGTGTCTTTC